TACACGACGCTATTCCGATATAAAAAAGGTAAATAGAGTTTTTTTTTTTTTTTTTTTTTTTTTGAAATTTTTAAAAGTGATTCTAATTTATTTATCGTTAAATCTAAGCGATTTTGTTGGACTCAATTCTTAATCTAAACCCCACATTCGTCATTTGTGGAGATAAGGCACAGCTTTAGCCGTACTAATTGATTAAGCGACGCTTTAAAATTGATTTTATAAAATTTTTAATAAAAAAAAACCTAAATTTAAAACGAAAAAGGAAACTCATCCAGAATGGACAATGGCTTCAGGGTTTATCACAAAAGGCGGTAAACCAGTCAAGAAACCAAAACGAAATTTATCTTTAATTGCCCTATATACTTTAACTTTTTGTTCGATGGATGATTTAAAATACCAATGAATTGGTAATTGTCCATCATTCCAACTTGCAAAAGTATCGGGATGAGAAACTCGAGCTATGTTGAATGCTTGATAATGTGGTATAACTGCGTCAACAGCACCTTCTTGAGCAAAGTGTGGTATACACCTCACTCCAGGTGTCATGTAAGAAGCTTCATCTAGTGTTTTAAAACCAGATGGATCTGTATTCTTACGATATTGATTCGCAAATGTACTCATTATAAATGATTCACCAATATGCCCTTGTTTCTCATGCGTCACCATACGCAAAGCCATCTTCCCGGTATAGAATCCATATCCTGCTGCGAAATAGTCAACTAAATCAATATATTGAGAGTCAACAGTTGCACGAAATTGATAAGGGTTCACCACCAAAGCGTCTGAATTTGTAATGATTTTAGTAGGACTAAAAGGCAAGTAAGACATTAAAAGTTTATTAAGATGAGTAAATTGGTCTCCCATTGAAATCTCTAAATTTCGTGTTTTGTCAATGGGGACTGAAGGACCCGAAGCTATAGGAGAGCTTCGAGTCTGAGTGGCACTACGGGAAGTGTTGTCAAAACCCGTAGTTAGAGGACCAGAGGAAACATGTTTAGCTGGTAAATAATTGATAAGTGTTGATGGATTGGAAAGTTCAACATTTGTCGCATGAAAGCTAGGAACACAATAAATTGTGTGTGCGACATCAGCAGTTACTTCTAATGGGACTTCCACGAGTATATATAGAGTACCGTATGAACAAAATTCAGTTTTCTGTTTTGCTACAAGGTATTCATAACCCGATCCTGTCCCATCAACAATAAATGGTGATGCAACATATTTCATAGCTGTGTTTGACATTAGATTTGCTGTCACTTGTTGATTAGCTTTATCACCTGTAAATTGAACTACAGTTGACATTGCCAAATTAACAACATCCTTATCAAGAACGTCACCAACGGCGTATGTTCCATGGTCATTGGGTGCAACTATGGCTCGCAACTTTACGTTGTGAAACATAGTTAAGAACACGTCAAGATCGTAATGCAATTGAGCATTCCAATTCTGACACGTTGATGATACCCAAGCCTGATGCGTTAGATACAAATTATCATCCCCTTTGATAACTGGGTTGATAGTTAGTGGAAAAACTGCGAGTACTTGATTTGGTACTTGATCATCAGAAATTTTGAAGATATGATCATCGAGAATGTTTGGAGTTCTCATGATATAATCTACAGACATTTCGTCTAATTGTGTGCCAAATAAAGAATAATCTGTCGCGATGATGTTTTCCTGATCAAGTGTATACACATGATCATTAATTGCAGTCTGTGCAGATAGTTGCCCATCACCGGGCTTCCATTTTACAGCTACAACAGGTGTATCTAACGTAGGCTTGCTATATCCCAACGCACTGGCGGTATTAGCGCCAGCTTTTAAGAGTGGAGCAACAGTAGATGCCAAATTACCAACCATAGGTAACCCGGACGCTGCTGTTGCAACTTGAGCCCCTTCCCGCAAAACAGCAGAAACTATACCTTCTTTACGCATGGTATTGGCTTCTGAAACATGTTTCGTTGGAATTGGTCGTGGTCGTTGCACTGGGGCAGAGGGCAACGATCTTGAGACTGGAGGATGAACTTTGTGATTCCGTGCAACCATAGCACGTAATTCACGATTAGCATCATCAACCCGTCTACGAAGTAGAGCCTCAGTTGCAAGTGGAGGCGCTATAGTTGGGTATTCCAATTTAAGTGTATCGCTATCAGCCTGAATATACACGTTCATTTTCACTGTACCAATATCAAGCGGAGTTAACCGTCCAATATAAAGTTTTCCTGGTCTTCCAGTCCCGGATTGTAGATTTCGGGATAAGAAAGCAGAAACCCATGGTACATTCATACTCACAGTTTGTGATGTAGTTAATGAGACTTTCATGTGAGGAGTTTGTGAAATTTGAACGAGTCTTTTCGTGCGTGATTCGATCGCTTCTGGTGTCATGTCAGCATATAAGGCTACAATGATGCCTCCTGATGTTTTAGGAGCAACAGTAAATTCAAAACGCACCTTCAAATGTGTGCGTAAGAATGCAAAACCTTTAATTTTGTCATATACATTCATCTGCGATAGGAACAATTCAATTGGATCAAGCAAATACAGCTGTTCTCCAGGCTCTCCGCCCACGGGGATAACAGTAGACATTACGAGATATTCTCTTGCGAGAATATCTAGAATGCTATGATCCCTCCCTTCTTGAAAATTCTGAGTTTCTCTCTTAGTTAAATCCTGCTCCATTGGTAGAGTTTCTACAACGGGGATTGCACTAGTAGCGAAAGTCACAATTTGTTGTCCAGTTTCGACTTCATTCCTTTCATCGTGAAATGGAAGGATGGAGTTGCGTGTGTCGTCGTTGGTTAATGATTGAACATTATCTGTATTTTGAGCTACTCTTCTTTTAATTCACACAGTCGAGTAATACTGTTGTGAATGTTTGGGATGTGATTCTTTGCAAGGGCTGCTTGCATGGCGATCACCAGTGTAAATACACTTACCATATTGATTTTGTTTTGTGATATGCTTAACTGATGCTTCATCAGTGGTCATATCACTTTCTTCGAAACCGTTGGTGTCCTCTACTATAGAAGAGCGAACGGCTAAGTCAAGGTCATAGTCAACACTAGTATCGGATGTAAAGTAAGATACATTATCACTGTCTCGAACCATCTTTCGTATATGCGTCTGACTGAAAAAACAGTCAGGCGACAATACTATTTGATGCTCCTGACACTGATCAATTATCTTATCTCGATATTCCTCAAATATATGAGGTTCGTGCATACTCAATTCGCGAATTGCTAACCTTGCATTCATTTGCATTTGCATAGATTTTGTACCATATTCTTGCTCACATCGGTCCCAATTTAATGGTTCTAATATTGAACATAAATCTAATGGTGCCAACCATATCTTAAGATCCTTATCATGCACAAATTTACGTTTTATTATTGAGATTTCACTTAGTGTCCTAAATTCAATCTCACCACCATCTTTAGTTTCTGGTGTACAATAATGACCGTATTTCAACATATATGATGACCATTTAGTTATATCTAAAAGATTAACTAATTGTTCATCAACTGCTATAACACTATCATCACCATATATTGCTACGTAAAAGTGTGTATGAAGATCTACAAGACATGATAAAGCATCATCTGATCCTATATCTAGTAACATGTCAAACAAGCAGATGTACGTTATGCCATAATTATACATTGTATTAATTATGGCTGTACCTGGATTTCCCGAAGGTTGTCCTCTTGCTACTTGTATGACTACATTACCAAATACTTGTTGTGATGTTACAATATCTTGCCATAATGCTCGCGAAACAGGATCATTGCGTCCATATTGTTTTTCAATAACATTATAGATGATCCATAATAAATTCCTATTCAACGTCCCATCCCAGTTAGTAAAATCTGTCGCAATAAATTGCTTGGATGTAGGATGAGCTTTTGAGATTAGTTGGTGTGCCAACACATCCCAATCTGCTGAATAAGGATTTATACCGATGAGTGATGAATTGAAGACTTTATTCTCCATTATTGTTGCGAAATAATCTAGATTGTATTGTCTAAATAATACCACATAATGGAGAGGTGCTGCTGCAAACGCTCGAGTTTTGCCTGCATCTACTTTCTCAATTGGCCTCAATTCATCTTTTGCTGTGGACACAAAATAACAATCAGGACGAATGTTATTCTGTGCTTTAGTCATATAGTCGTCAATGTGATTAATGAGCATAGGATGATCATATATCCAAGTATCATTCTCGCCTAAAAATGCTGTTTTTCCTCTCCGTCCGTTAGTAAACTTATTGAAAGGATAACCAGCACTTGAAGCGCGATTAATACCTACAATATATTCACTTCCATCAACACCACTAATTGATTCATTGTGCGTAAGTCGTCGTATTTTGCGGGGCGCCGCAAATTTATTCATCAAACAACCGTAAAACACTGCCTCTTTATCGCTCGAAACCGAAATTGAGGGCTCCAGATACTTTTTCATTGCTTTATTAACAACATGTTCACCTTGATACATTCCTAAGAACGCAGGTTTCTTTTGTGTTGTGAATATTTTGTTATGAAAAAGGGATGGACGTATTTTACTACTACTGTTTGAACGCAAACAATGTGGAATATTGCCGATCTTATTAAACTGGTTATCTAACAAGGTCTTTGAATTACACATTGGTCGCTGTGTGAATGACACATGCTTGGAGAGTTCGTCGTTGATTCCTTCTATCATCTCAAATGTGATGATCTGCCCAAAACTTCTATCGCTGCAATTATAACCAGCCATATGTATGCCCAAGATGTTCCCGGAAAAACGAGCAGTGTTTGATATAACAACACTACCACAATATCCTGGAATACTTTGCATTGGGTATTGCATTACACGATACGTGTAATCTGAAACACCCGTAGGACCTCGTGCTGCTAGAGGCTCCTTACATATTTCAGTTATTTTCGTATGTTGCAGTTCAACATACCAAGCCACCTTTCCTGTCACGTTCAATTCCTTAGAGTCGTCAAATTGTGCATTGATTGTCGTTGTCATTACCATTATTCGTTCACCTTGTAGTTCGGGAAGTTCTGCTGTCTTAACGAATGTTGGTCTGTGGTTGTCGCCGAATGTTGTCAAATCAGTGTGTTGCCTAACCGTCGTTCTCCCAAAATCCAATACTATGATATCATAATATCGGTCATCACTGCCTTCATGAAGCAATTGTAATACTGAAACCTTCTTCGCTGATATTCCAGTATTCTTCTCAAACACGTTATAAAGATTAAAAAATCCTTTTACATATTCATCATACGTGTATCCTTCTAGTAAATGCATATTTACTATAAAGAGACCGCCTTTCAAAAAAAATCCTCGTAATGTTCGCGCATTACGCTGAGAATCTATGAATTGTATGAGGTATGTGTTTGAACAAAGTATCTTTGCCATCATGTATGCCATTCCTGAATCAAGTTGCTTATCTGCTACACTAGTATCTTGATTCGCAAATTCTTCCATTGCAAATTTCTCCACATGCGCATCTTTCGTCACCACTTGCTTAAATAAAGGTCGCGATATAATTTTCGATGTTGGTGGAGCTTTCGCTTTAGGCTTCTTTGCCGTCGATGAATCGCCTGCATTATATCCATCTTTTTCTGATGCTTCATTCTTCTCCACTCTTTCATTTTGAGAATCGTCAGTTTGCTTGCATTTGAGACAAGGTTTATTCTTGCGAACAAAATTTGTCTTTTTCTTGAGTCGTTTATAAATTAAGAATCCTGCTACCAAGAATCCCAATGCTGCTGTAATTTGAAGGGCGCGGGTTTTTATTGGCTTTCGCATGAAAAGTGATTTTACTTTAAGATAAGGTTTACACAAAAAATTTATATACATATACAAAAACGGAGCTTGTCCAAATGAAGTGAATCTTAAATACCAAACAAAAGAATAATATTGCCAGATAAGCCAATCGATGGGATGTCGAAGAAAAGAAGGAGAATAAATTTTATAATATGAAAAGTTAACACCATCGTCAATAAAATTTCGTACTTTATTATATTTACGTGAAAGCCAATTGCTATGAAAATCTGGATTTTCACCTTCTTCTAATACCGTTAAGCGGTTTGATTGAACTGAAGATTGAGGATATGGACCACGTTTTAGCCCTCGCGTTGCATGTGTTTTAAAGACACCACATGATTTCAAGAAAATTTGTTGTTTGTTAACAAGTGCATCACTAACCATTTTACTCACTTCGTCGTATGTCAAAGTAACATTTTTAGATGTAAATTTATAAATGTGAGTATTTGCTTGCGCAAGATCTATTTTCGTTGTATCTACCACCCTAACGCCGTTATGAAGACATGAGAACTCAGGAAGGAGTTCTACTTTAAATTGAAGATCTATGCGTCGTTTATAAGCATCTTTACTTGTCAAATAGTCAAGTGCTGGCGTTTGTACGTTGTCCGTTGCGATAATGAGTGCTGAATTAAAATTTGCATTTGCTTTGTTCTCTAACTCTGCTACGTTTAAGAGATGTGTATGTGAATTTGCATAATGAATCATATCAACTGGGAAAGGTTGCCCTTCCTTCAGAAAATGAGGATTCACCTGATTAGCATCATCACACACAAATATCTTAGACATAGCTGGGTTATAATTTGTTTTATACCTGTTAGCTACTGGATTGTAATACATGTACTTTTCAAATTGAGAACATTCGTCGTAGAGTTTATCGCCTTCAACCCCTTCAAGAGAGAGAATCGTCCGTAGTGCATCACCGCTAATTAAATTAACGAGATGTGTTTTGCCGACTCCAGCCCCTCCATATAAATGGAGAGTAACTGGAGGTTTTCTGTTGCCGTGTCCTGCTGGAGGTGATGTTTGCACTGCTTTGTAATACTGATTAAGGCGTGCCGCTGTTCCTGCATATTGCAGTCGTTCTTCTGAGTGCGCTGGCAGATATTTCAATATCATCATTGATTTAAGTTCCAATTCTGTTATTTCCATATATGCTGCTTGCAATAAACGCATATCTTTCTGTCCTTGTATCGTCGTGTAATAAGAAACCCGTGTTTCTATTCTTTTAATTTCCTTTGACAGATCAAACTCTTCTCCACCGCGCGCCCATTTTATGCATGATTTTACTGCTTCCATAACATAATCTAAACCACGTGAAGTAGGTGCTATTTGTCTCAAAGAGGACAGACAAGCATCTACATGGCCTTGATTAGGTTTCTTCTGGAAAATCAAACTCAAAATGAGTGTTGCTATTGCGTTCATTGCCGATTCGATGTTCATGTGTTTTTGTGGCATATCGTCCCTATAATTTATAACAAAATTATAAACTATTGTTGCTAATTTCACAAATGCTGCTAATGCCAACCCTTTAATTTGGAAAATATTATAAAGAGCTCTTATTGCCAAAATTTTCGCTGATACATAAGGTACCCGCGCAATCGTATCAAGTGCACATATAACATCCACCCAATTGCAAAGTGATTTCAACTCATCCGGAAATGCATTTATCGTTTCCTTCAAAATATCCACCCAGTCGCCTGAATCATCAATCATTTCCTTATCATCAAACAGACTACTGTTATTCCACCATGCTCCTGCTTCCTCACTCAATTGTTCGTAAAAGTGCTTCGTCGCTACGCCTAGTTGTTCCATGGTTGCCTTGTGTGCTGCTTCTTGTCGTCGTTTTGTGATGAATTTCACATTTGAGTGGAATAAATCTCGTGCCATTTTCGTGTCCTTCGCCATTAACCGTTCATTTCGCGTGTGTTCAAGTGATCGTCGTGTTTGAGAGTCGCGTTTCGTGTTTTCCTTGTCAATGTTGCCATTTAACGCGTGCATTTCCTGATTCGTCAAGACTTCATCTCGCAATACATCGCATACAATATCCATCCAATCGTAATCTTCACTGAACTGCTCAAAACTTTCGAATATTGTTCGCCGTATTACTTCGTCGCTCAACCATCTTTTCTCATGCCATGGGATGATAAGAGAACATACATCTGCTTCTACTTCTTCAAATAAAAATTCTGCACGTTCGCGACATAAGACTGCTACCGTTACCTCATGTCCATTCTTTTCCAATGTATGCCATCGTATTTCATCACCATAATATCCATTGGTGTTCATGTTGCCGTTCGTTGAATGTTGCGTTTTATTTCGTTTTGCTTGTTGTCGTTCTTGCCAGGATGTTGATGGATGTCCAATTGTCATCATTTCGTCGTCAGTGTGTGTTTGCGTGTTGTTCGTCATTGTGTTTTCTGTTGGGATTCTTTTCCATGATTTCAATTCGATGTTCGTCCTCACTCTGCATTTTGGTGTTATAGTGGATAATGCTGATGGACAACAGAATCCAATAAAACAATCGTCGATGTCAAATGCGAAATCATATTTGCGTTCAGTTGGTTTATAAAAGAATCGCTTCTTTGTTTTCGTCGTTGTATCTTTCTTCACTACGTTTTTCTTCTTCTTCCCGGGTGAAAGATGTATGGATGGGAGATAATAATGGGTGAGGCCCATAGAATCAATCTCAAATCCCATTCCTCGTTGAATTCGCGAAAGTAGAGTTTCCTTCCCAGGCTCTACTTGTACTGATGTGGTACCGGGTGAATCCGATAGAATTGTGAAAATATTTGAAGTGCTCATTGTTGATTACAGATTTAGGGTGTATAGTCGACAGTCCTAGTATTCTGTAATGAATAGCGTTGAATAGTTTTGATTCGTTTGGGTTGTGTAGCTCGTACACTTTGAAATAGTTTCTTCCTTTAGGTTGTACTATTTCATGATTTAGTCTGCTCCCGCTACAGACAAACGCGCCACTACCTACTCACAAACCCTCACTAACCTCTGATGTTACTCATCATTAGTACTGATACAGTGATCATTCAAAATATAAAGGCTTAAAACAGAATTCAATTGCTGCGGCCGGGCACACAATTGCTCTTATTTGAAAACTTTAGAAATTAAACGAGACTAACAGATTGTTTTTATATTTTATAATTTTATATTGTTTTTGATTTTTCTACATCCTCGTGTTTAATTATGGAATAGATTCCAAGACAAATCAGCTTCACTACTATCTGATCCACCTTATGCTACGTTAATATAAAGGATTTTATATCTAAATGAATTGGGTCGATATTAAATCTCTGAAATAATAATATAATTGATAAAATGAAATAATCAAAATAATAAAATGAATAATGAAAGAAAATATTCTAAGTTAAGAGAGCCTACGCTAAGCGCGGGTAGTACATTAACTTAAAATAATCAAAATATATGAAAGAGTAAAATAAAATATATGTTGGGTTTGAAGACTTTCGCCACTCCATTTATAAAAATGGGCAAACAAGTGATTAATATTAATCCCCTTAATCGGGTATCCGAGTGTATATGGTATAAACCATA